CAGCCTCGGTAAGAAAGTGGTGGCAGAGATGATGAAAGATGCACCTGAACATCTTGTAGATGTGTTATCCCTTCGTCAGCAGCTTGCTAAGAGTAGTGTAAAAAAGTATACAGCTATGGAAAATGCTGTGTGCATGGATAGCAGAGTAAGAGGAATGTTCCAATTTTATGGAGCCAACAGAACTGGCAGGTTTGCCGGAAGACTGGTGCAGCTCCAGAACCTCCCTCAGAACCATATGACAGACCTTGCCGAAGCTAGAGGGTTAGTTCGTACAGGCAACTTTGATGCACTTGAACTTTTATATGATGATATCCCGGATACCTTGTCACAGCTTATCCGTACTGCCTTTGTGCCACAGGGTGATAATAAATTCATCATTGCAGACTTCTCTGCCATTGAAGCAAGAGTACTTGCGTGGCTTGCTGGTGAGAAATGGCGAATTAAAGTATTTGAAGAAGGCAAGGATATCTACTGCTCATCGGCATCACAGATGTTTGGAGTGCCTGTTGAAAAGCACGGCATTAATGGCCACCTAAGGCAGAAAGGTAAGATAGCGGAACTCGCACTTGGCTATGGCGGATCTGTAGGAGCATTGAAAGCTATGGGTGCAATCGAGATGGGACTTACCGAGGAAGAACTCCAGCCTCTTGTCTATGCCTGGAGAAATTCAAATCCTGCCATCACAATGCTGTGGTGGGATATTGATAGCTGTGTAAAGGAAACAGTGAAGAAGAGAATCACAACCGAAACTCACGGCATACGATTTATGTACAAGAGCGGCTTTCTTTTTATCGTTCTTCCTTCTGGCAGAAGACTTGCATATGTAAAACCCAAGATGGGTGTGAATCAGTTCGGTGGTGAATCTGTTACCTATGAGGGTATTGGTGGTACAAAGAAATGGGAAAGGCTCGAAAGCTACGGTCCCAAGTTCTGTGAAAACATCACGCAGGCAATTGCCAGGGATATTCTCATGTATGCAATGCAGACTTTAAGAAACTGTAATATCGTTGCTCATGTGCATGATGAAGTCATCATCGCGTGCAGAAAGGATATGTCCCTTGATGCCGTGTGTGAGCAGATGGGAAGAACGCCACCCTGGGCGAAGGGACTGCTTCTTCGTGCTGACGGCTATGAATGTCAGTTTTATAAAAAAGATTAGCGAAAGCGTCCTTTTCAACCTCCTGCCAAGGCTATCTGGTAGGAGGTGCTTTTTATGCAGATTACAAAATTAGAAGACGGTGCAGCAGCACCAAAGCCTGACACAAAGGTGTTTACACAGGAAGAATTGCAGAAGGAATTTGACTTCATTCTCGCTGAAAGGATAGTTCGTAAGATGGCAGAAAAGGGTCTTATTTCTGATGATGAATTACACAAAATATCCGAGAAAAACAGACTTATTTTCTCTCCCTATCTGGCAGAGATTATGCTCTAAATGACTTGATATATAGTGCGTTCTACGGGAATATGTCCATGCGAAAGTGAGGTGATACAGGTGAAGACTGTAACAAAAATCGACCAGGTTGAATCAATGCTTATCAGGAAGACAAGAGTTGCTGCCTATTGCCGTGTTTCTACGGATAACATAGATCAGTTACTAAGCCTTGATACGCAGAAACAACATTATGAGAATTACATCAAGTCGAATCCTGAATGGGAATATGCAGGCCTTTATTATGATGAAGGTATCAGTGGTACAAAAAAGGATAAACGAGAAGGCCTTAAGGCTTTAATCAATGACTGTGAAAAAGGACTCATCGACCTTGTGCTTACGAAATCAATTAGCAGATTCTGCAGAAATACTACAGACTGTCTTGAACTGGTAAGACAATTGCTAAAGTACGATGTTTACATTCAGTTTGAAAAAGAAAACATCCATACCGGTTCTATGGAGAGCGAACTCATGCTTGCTATTTTAGCGAGTATGGCCAAAGACGAATCTGTATCCATTTCGGAGAATGAGAAATGGAGTATCAGACGAAGATTTATGGACGGAACATTTATCATCGGATACCCACCTTATGGTTATGCCAATATGGAAGGCGAAATGGTGATTATCCCCGAACAGGCAGAAGTGGTAAAGAAAATATTTGCATATACCCTTAATGGCAGAAGTACCCACTCCATTGCTCAGGAACTGAACCGACAGAGTGTTCCAACCAAGAAAGGTGGAAAGTGGACGGCAAGTACCATTAAAGGAATAATCAATAATGAAAAGTATACGGGTGATGTTCTTTTCCAGAAGACCTTCACAGATGATAATTTCAACAGACATAGCAATAAAGGTGACTGTGACCAGTTCTTCTGTGAAAACCACCACGAGGCAATTGTCAGTCATGAAACTTTTGATAAAGCAAATGATGTGTTGAAGCAAAGAGGACTTGAAAAAGGTAACGGTGGTGATACTACGAAATACCAAAATCGTTATTGCTTTTCAGGAAGAATCAAATGTGGAGAATGTGGTACAACGCTTAAAAGAAGAACCATTACAGTTGTTGGTGGGTATTACATTGCCTGGTGCTGTGCCAAACACATCGATGATAAGGATTCCTGCTCTATGAAAGCCATCAGAGATGATGATTTAAAGAGAGCATTTCTTACAATGATGAACAAGCTTAGATTTGGAAATGATCTGGTGTTAAAACCACTTCTTGTTTCCATCTGCACATCAAATGCAAAGAAGAACGAGTTTGACATCGAAAAGATAGAAAAGGCAATGACGGATAATGAAGAACAGCGTAAGCAGATGAATGCATTGCTTACCAAGGGATACCTTGCGCTTTCAGTATTCTACAATGCCCACAACAAGCTGGTAACCGAATACGAGGAACTGATAAGCAAGAGAGAGATGATTCTTCGAATGGATGAGTCAGGCTACACAGTAGAAAGCAGCATCAAAGACCTTGTGGAGTTCCTTGGTAAATCAGATACCTTTACAGAATTTGATGATGATGTCTTTGAAAGGTTCATCGAGAAAATAATCGTGAAATCAAGAGAAGAAATTGTCTTTGAATTCAAGTTTGGGTTAAGGCTTACAGAAAGGTTGGGATAGCATGAAACATACACCATTTGGCTACAAGGTTATTGATGGCAAGGCTGTAATTGATGAAGTTGCAGCCAGACAGTTAAGAGAAATGTATAAAGGTTTCCTTGAAGGAAAGTCACTTATGGCTGCAGCAAGAGATGTTGGTATTGAAACATACCACGGAACTGTAACAAGAATGCTTGGCAATAAAAAGTATCTTGGAACAGATTACTACCCACAGATAATTGACCAGGAAACTTTTGATAAGGCTTTAGAA